GGCAGGGTTTGAGATCTGGTGTGATCCTCGTGTTCGTGTAGGTCATGAGAAGACAAGGGTAATCTAATGACCAAGTATAATATTCTAATTGATGGTAAGATTGCCTTTGAGGGATTAACCCAAGAGGAGTATTTTGATAAGACAGAGGATTTGGCACAGCAGTTTTATGATTGTGGTGTGCCTGATCCTACCAATTTAAAAACAGTAATGATTGAGGATGACTAATGGTAGTTAGAACAAAAATGGGTGGATTCGGTACTGGTGAATACGTTCAGACAACCCCGAAGAAGACTCGGCAAGGAACGGGTAAACACACTAAGTATGCGGCAACATCACGTAACGCTGCTCGTAAAAGATACAAGGGACAAGGAAGATGAATGAATCTTCCTTTTTTGGTGTTAGTAAGCATTATGATAACTTTATATCAGAGTTTAAAACCAATTTGGATTGTGACTCTTTAGTTGAGTATTATGAGAAGTTAGTAGCAGCAGGAGCAACAGGACCAAGAAATAATCGTAATATTGTATCAGACGAACAAGTTGGTCTAACAAATGTACTTCTAGTGGATGAACTCACATTAAGTATATCAGAGGTTTTAAATGAATGGCATAGCGTTGTACTGGGATGTGTTCGTGATTACTATAAAAAGTACGATATATTGAATACTCGTGCCTTTGAGTTCAAATACGCCAAGTTTCAGAAGACTCGTCCCTCTCAGGGGTATCATATGTGGCATCATGATGCTGATCCAGAAGACCCTTATCGTAAATTAGTGACGTTGTTATACTTAAATGATGAATTTGAGGGTGGAGAAACTGAATTTCTCTATCAGCAGTGCCGTATTACTCCCGAAAAGGGTAAATTCGTTATTTTTCCTGCTGGATGGACTCATACACATCGTGGAAACCCTCCAATGGGCGGTAATAAGTACATTATGACGGGTTGGGTCGAAGAATTTCCAACAAATAAGATACAATTTCAAGATTTTGGTGAGGAAAGTCCTCCTATTTTACAAAATTCATAAATCTTGTCTAAATAATAGGAGGTAATACTAAATAATCTCCTTAATGGCTGAAAAACGCACATCTCAAGCATTTAAAGACATAAGTTTGTCCTTCGTACCACATCCTGTTACGAAGGATTTGCCTGTTTTAATCAATGAACGTGCAATTATGCGTTCTGTGCGTAATTTAGTAGAAACAATACCAACAGAAAGGTTTTTCAACACTCTTTTAGGTACTGATATTCGTGATTCTCTATTTGAGATGTATACAAACAGTACTATATCGGTGATTGATGACCAAATTAGGACGACTATACGAAATTATGAACCTAGAGTTGGTAACGTAGAGACAGAAATCATTGGAGCACCTGATGCGAATGCTTTTGAAGTGATTATCTTCTACGATATTATTGGTATACCCCTACCACGCCAATCATTTACCTTTATTTTAGAACCAACTAGGTAAAATAATGCCATATACACAATTTCAAGACCTTGATTTTGGTCAAATTAAGACTCAAATAAGAAATCATCTTCAAGCAAACTCAAATTTTACTGATTTTGACTTTGAAGGATCTAACTTTTCGGTTTTAATTGATACTTTAGCATATAATACGTACATAAACGCATTTAATGCTAATTTAGCAGTAAATGAAACGTTCTTAGACTCAGCAACTATAAGAGAAAATGTAGTTTCTTTGGCAAGGAACATAGGATACATACCTCGCTCTGTTACATCAGCAAAAGCATCTATAAGTTTTCAGGTTGAAATTGAGGATACTAGTGCTGAAGTTACTCACCTTACATTAAATAGTGGTTTAGTGTGTATAGGAAGTGCAAATGATACTTCTTATAGGTTCTCTATTACAGAACCAATAACATCTAGGGTATATACAGACTCTTTAGGCAAGCGAGTATCTGATTTTGCCATAGAAGTAACTCAAGGAACATTCTTAAGATCTAGTTTTGTTGCTAGAGTACCTTCTGATCAGAAATTTATACTAGACAATGAGAATATTGATACATCAACTATCAAAGTAAATGTACAAAACTCTCAAGTTGGTAGTATGGGTAGAGAGTTTAAAGGTGTGGATAACATTTTAAACTTAAATAAGGACTCTGAGATATATTTGATACAAGAAATACAAGATGAAAAGGTTGAAATACTATTTGGAGATGGTTTCTTTGGTAAAAAACTAGAGAATGATGATCTTGTTACTGTTAGTTACATCGTTAGTAATGGTGTAGGTAGTAATGGAGCAAGTGTTTTTGATTTTCAAGGATCCTTTCTTAAACCTAATGGTGCTACTGTTAGACCAAGTGCGGTTGTAAACATAACAACCGTTCAGTCTGCCGCTAATGGATCAGAAAACGAGGACATATCATCAATCAAGTATTTGTCACCTAGACTATATTCCGCACAGTACAGGGCGGTTACACCAAGAGATTACGAGGCAATAATAAAGACAATCTATCCTGCTACAGAATCAATTGCTGTTGTTGGTGGAGAAGAACTATCACCCCCACAATTTGGTAAAGTACAGATCAGTATCAAACCAAAAAATGGTACTTATGTTTCTGATTTTGATAAACAGCAAATCAAAAACAAATTAAAGAATTATGCTATTGCTGGTATAAACTCTGAAATTATTGATCTCAAAATACTATATGTTGAGATTGAATCAACTGTTTATTACAACACCTCACAAGTTGGTGATTCTAATGTCTTAAAAACAAGTATAATAGATGCTCTTGGAATTTATTCAAATACAATAGACATCAATAAATTTGGTGGAAGATTTAAGTATAGTAAGATTAATCAACTTATTGATAGAGTTGATGATGGTATTACTTCTAATATTACTAAAGTTAGAATTAGGAGAGATTTAAAGGCATTAATTAATCAGTTTGCACAATATGAATTGTGCTTTGGTAATAGATTCCATATTAACCCAGAAGGTTATAATATCAAGAGTACTGGTTTTTATATCTCTGGGTGGAAAAATATAGTTTATTTAACTGATATACCAAATACAAACGAAAATGGTAAATTGGATTTATCTGAAAAAGGTGTTCTTTGTCTTGTCTCTAAGGACGCTAAGGATGAATTAAAGATTGTTGCCAAGGACGTTGGTATAGTTGATTATAAGAAAGGAGAGATCATACTTAATACAATAAATATAACGTCTACAGTTGCTGCCAACAACTTGATTGAAATACAAGCATTCCCAGATTCAAATGATGTAATTGGATTGAAAGATTTATACCTAAATTTTGATGCTTCTAATAGTACGATAAATATGGTCAAAGACGTAATTGCTTCAGGAGAGGATGTATCAGGCGTGGTATTCTCCAGAGACTATTACACATCAAGTTATTCTAACGGAACACTAGAAAGAAAGTAGAATGAGTATAGAATTTGAGAAAAGAGTACAAGTAAATCGTATTATTGAAAGTCAGTTACCCGAATTTGTGGTTGCTGATTTTCCATTAGCTGTTGATCTTCTAAAGACTTACTATACTTCTCAAGAACAGCAAGGAGGTTCTTCCGATCTACTTGATAATATTGATCGATATATTAAGGTTGATAACTTAGTTCCTGAAGTTGTTGCTGGAACAACTACATTATCAAAAGATGTACTTATAACTGATACTGTAATTGAAGTTACCACTACAACAGGATTTCCCTCCTCGTATGGTCTTTTAAAGATTGGTAGTGAGATTATTACATATACTGGAAAGACTGATACAACCTTTACTGGATGTATTCGTGGTTTTAGTGGAATTAGTGGATATAATGTTGGAATAACATCTTCATTAGATCATGTTAACCGTGAGAGTTTAATATTTGAAGATACTAGTGCTTCTGGTCATAATAATAACTCTACTGTTACTAACTTAAGTGTTCTATTCTTACAAGAATTTTATAAAAAGATAAAAAGAACATTTTTACCTGGATTAGAGGATAATAAATTTGCCGATGGTGTTGATGTTGGTAATTTTATAAAAAATGCTAGGTCATTTTACCAATCAAAGGGTATTGCCGAATCTATTAGAATACTTTTTAAAGTATTGTATGGTGTTGAAGCAGAAGTTATAGATCTTGAAGAGCGTTTAGTTAAACCATCAAGTGCTGAATATATTCGTAGAGAAGTTATTATTGCGGATTTGATTAGTGGTGATGCTCAAAACTTAGTTGGTCAAACAGTATTCAAATCTACAGATTTGAGAACAAATGCTTCAGTATCTGAAGTTGAAATTTTATCTAGAAATAATAAAACCTATTATAAATTATCCCTCTTTGTTGGTTTTAATGATAAAGATTTGATAGAAGGAACTTTTACCATACCTGGTAAAACCAAGGTAATGGAAAACACTACTTCAGGTTCTTCTATCGTTTCAGTAGACAGTACTATTGGATTTGGACAAACTGGCAACTTTACTATAGACTATCTTGATGGTAAAGTTGGAGTTGTTACTTATACCTCCAAATCAGTTAATCAATTCTTTGGGTGTAGTAGTATAACTGGTGATATTGGAATTGCTAGTGATTTAAGATCGACTGAAACCATATTTGGATATGAAAATGGGGATTTGGGTAAGAGGGTTGATTTAAGAATTACTGGTGTTTTATCAGAATTTGTTCCAGAATCTGATATAGCATTAATTACAGAAAGACAAGAGATATATGTAAAAAATGTTGGTGAATATATTCAAAATCCAGCAGAAACTACTCAATCATACAAAGAAATATTTGCAAATTCTTGGATTTATAATACAAGTTCTAGATATGAGATAAAAGGATCAATTAATAGTGGTACAACTTCATTTACCTTCTTAAGTCCGATTGATAAGTCTAGTTTAAAGGTTGGTGATAGTTTTGATATAATCCGTAGAGGAAGTAATGATAGAATTGGTGGTGGTATAGTTAAACGAATTGATGGTGAATTTACATTCACTGGAGAAGGTGTAAACTTTATTACTGGAGAACCACATTCTTCTGTATTTTATGATATAAGAAGAAATTTAAAGAAAGCAACTTATTCTTCAAGTAATGTTAACGGAATAGAGATATCTGATAACAATAAGATTCTTGGAGACACCTTAAATGTTTATGTTGAGGGAAATAAGTTTGGATACGCTGCTTCTAACTCATTATCAAGTAGGGAGATCAATCAGGAACCTCTGAAAGGCATCATTCCTAATGGATCAGCTCCAAATATACAAACAGGTATTGTCGATGCTCTAACAGGCATTGAGAGAGACTTTACTGAGATTAAATTTGCCGATAAAGTTAAATTCCGTACTGGTGATTCTATAGTTTATACCTCAACTAAACCTCTCCTTGGGTTGGTTAGTGGTACTAGTTATTTTGTTAAACAAGATCCCACTGAAAAGGTTATCAGATTATATGATACTATTAATGCGATTCAAAGAGATGCTGCTAAGACGTTTAATACACCAGCAGATCCAAATGCAACACATGAATTTACTTTAGAGGAACATTATAATAGAAAATTAGTACCAAATCAGATTTTAAGAAAATTCCATCTTGATCAGGATTTAAATATACCATCAAAAGATGAACAACCAACTAAAAATATTGGATTGTTGATTAATGGTGTTCAAATAAGATCTAATACTAAGAGTGATTTTATAACTTATGGTCCAATTGACAATATTGAGGTATATAATTCAGGTACTGGGTATGACGTTGCTAATCCACCTAAAGTAGTAGTAGGAAGTGCTAATACCTTTACAAAACCAGATGGAACTGTTGGTATAGGTACAACAGCACTTGTAGAACCAGTTATTAGGGGAACTGTAAAGGAAATATTAGTAGATCCACAAGATTTTGATATTGATCAAGTTCCATCGGTAAAATTAACTGGTGGTAATGGTAAGGATTGCTTCTTACAACCAGTAGTTGGTCCAAGATTTAGAGAAGTTGAGTTTGATAGTAGAGATATATTCTTTTCAGGTGGATTGGATGTAGAAGAAGAAACAATTACATTCAAATCCAATCATAATTTCGTTGATGGGCAATTAATTTATTATAATGAGAATGGTCAGAGTCCTATTGGAGTTACGGAGTTTAAATCTTCAAGTACAACGATAACAGAGTATCTTGTAAATGGAGCACCTTATTATGTTAAGGTAATTAATCCTAAAAGAATTCGATTATTCAGAAGACCAGAAGAAGCTACTTTTGGTGTAGCTGGTATTAATACAATAGGATTTTCTACAGCAACAACTGCTGCTGGTATTCATAAGTTTAGAACAGAATCTAAAAATACCTTAAATTCTGTAAAAGTTATTAATCCTGGTTACGATTATCAATATAGAAAGTTACCAGTAAGTTCATCTGGTATCTCTAGTTCTTATGATACTATCAATTATAAGAATCATGGGTTTAGAGATGGTGACATTGTTGAATATTCAACTGATGGTACTACTATTGAAGGACTAAACACTTCACTAGCATATCATGTAATTAAAATAGATGCTGATTCGTTTAGATTAGCAGAATCCAATGCTGATGGATCATTACAAACTGATTTTAAGAGAGGAAAGTTCGTTGATTTAAAATCAACAGGAAGTGGATATCAAATATTTAAGTATCCAGACATCAAAATAGAAGTATCGGTAAGTTTTGCTAGTACTGCTACTGGATCATATGATGGTAAAATTACTCCAATTATTACTGGTGAAATAATAGATGCTTATACTTATGAAAATGGTAGCAACTATGGATCAGATATCATTAATCATATAGTAAAACCTGATGTTGAAATAAAGAATGGAAAAGGTGCTGAAATAAAACCATTCATAGATGATGGTAAAGTATTAGATATTATTATATTAAATCAAGGTGAAGAATATAATTCTTTACCTATCATAAACCTAGAGGGTCCTTCTGGTAATGGTGCTATATTAAAACCAATCATCACTAATGGTAAATTGGAGGATGTTGTTGTTATTAATCCTGGTATTGGATATTCTTCAACTGATACTAATGCTTATGTTGAACCAAGAGGAAAAAATGGATTCTTGAGTCCTAAAATAAGAACATTAGAAATTGATGATGTTCAGAAGAGAGATACGAATATTCATTTAGAACCAAATGATACTGATGGTCTATTTTATGAAGTTAAAGCATATGATCAAGAAATAAGACAGGAATTTAATGATTTCGGTGTTGACGCAACTAGTGGTATAGGTACTCACTCTCCTCTTATTGGTTGGGCATATGATGGAAATCCAATATATGGTTCTTTTGGATATTCCAACCCAACCGATATAAGTGAAGTTAAGAGATTAAAATCTGGATATGTTAAAGATAACACTTGGATTGATCGCCCAGATAAACCATCTGGTTATTTCATTAATGACTATACGTTTGATAATAGTGGTGATTTAGATAATCATAATGGTAGATTCTGCAAAACACCAGAATTCCCAAATGGTGTATATGCTTATTTTGCTACGCTAGATGATAATGAAAACCCCCAGTATCCGTACTTTATAGGTAAAACATATAGATCACCATTTATTTCTGATAATATTAGTTTAAATCAAGGATTTGATTTTAATAATTCAACACTTTCTAGAAATACTTTACCATATAAAGTAAATGATAGGTATGCCAATAATGATTTCATTATTGAATCTAATGAAATTAGTAAGCAGAAATCAATTATTGAGTCTGTAACAAGAGGTGTTGTAGATTCGTTCCAAATTTTAGATGGTGGTGATAATTACAAAGTAGGAGATTTCACCACATTTAACAATGAAGGCACTAGTGGTAGTGGTGCTAGGGGATTGGTTGATAGTATAGTTGGTATTGGAGTTTCCAATATTAAAACTGTATTAACTACATTTGAGAATGCCACTTTTGTTTGGAAAGATGATCAAACAGTTGAAGCACATTTTTTACCAAAAATTGAATTAAATGATCAAGATACTGTATTAGTTTCTGGATTAAGTACTGCTAATTACAAATTAAACAACTCATTTAAGGTTGGTATTAGTACAGATACTATTGGATTGGCAAAGACAATGACTGTCAACAACAATCCAAATGGAAAAACTGAGGATATTTACGTAAATATCATACCAAATACTGTGTCTGTAGGTGGTTCATTACGAGTTGGTGATGAAACTCTTAAAGTATTGAATCTATATGGTTTAGAGAAGATAATTCGTGTACAAAGATATGGAACAGGTATTGGACATACCTATAGTTCAGAAATAGATGTATTAAATAATCGAATTAGTATTCCTGTTAAGAGTCAGTATTTTGATTCTAAAGTAGATGATTTAGTGTATATGAACACTAATCAATCGGTTGGATTAGGTACTACGTGTGGATCTATAATAGATTATAGTTATGGTGAGATAACAAATTCTGTAAATGTACCTCAACAGAGCATTTACCTACCAGATCATCCATTCCATAATGGACAAAAGATTCTATTTTCAAAACCATTAACTGCTACTTCATTATTAGTAAGTAGAGATGATGATGCGTCTAATCAATTCTATATTCCAGATCAAACAACTGCTGTTTCTGAATTATATGTTGTAGATAAGGGTACAGATTACATTGGTCTTGCTACTAATGTAGGTGCTGCTAACACTGAAAGTGGATTATTTTTCTTTGGTAATGGTGATAATAATTTTGAATATCTATTAAAATCTGATCATAAAAAATTAACAGGTAATGTTGATAGAATAGTTTCTACAGTTACTACACAAGTAGCATTAGCAAATACAACTACTCATGGATTATCAGTAGGTGATATTATTGATCTTGATGTTCTTCCTAATGTTGCTGTTGGAATTGGATCTACTGCCCCATTAACAGTTTCATTCAATGAAGAGCATCAGAAACTATTAATTAATGAAATTAGTTTTAATGCTACAGATGTTGTTACTAGTACCGATAGAATTACAGTTACTGATCATGGATATAAGACTGGTGATAAAGTATTCTATAATAATAAAGAAATAATAGGAAATTCCTCTTTAATTGGTGGATTGCCTGTAGGTGGATATTATGTTCATGTAATTGATTCAAATACTATTAATTTGTGTGAGACATATAGTGATTCTATAGCACTTATACCAAATATAGTAGATCTTACTACTCAGGGAAATAATCAACATACATTATCTCTAATTAATCCACAAATTACTGTAGTTAAAAATTCAGATTTAACCTTTGGTATTGGATCAACTTCATTAGAAAATTATAAGTTAAAATTCTTCTATGACAAAGAATTTAAGAATGAATTTGTAAATGCTACAAGTTATGATCCATTAGAATCTGTTGATTCAACATTCAGCGTTACTGGTATAGGAACTATTGGTATAGGAACATTCACATCTAGTCCTCTAGTTGGTGCTGCGGTATCGGTTGGATTTAGTAGTGCTGTTCCATCAGTATTATATTATTCTCTAGAGAAGAGTGGATATATTAGTACTGCTGATAAGGGTGTACATAATTATTCGGAAATTAAATTTGTAGATAGTTCATATCACGGAGAATTTAAGGTATTTGATGTTGATAATGAGACATTCAAGATTTCACCAAGATCAGTTCCTGAAGTATTGGAATATAGTGCTAATCAATGTGATGTATTAGAATATTCAAGCAAATCTGGAAATATATCTGGTCCTATTAAATCTATAAAAATAATTTCTGAAGGATTTAGTTATAAGAGTGTACCTGGATTTACTTCCGTTACTAGTGCTAATGGTGAAAATGCTAATATTGTAGCATTATCAACTTCTATTGGTAGAATCAATAATTTAAGAATTGTTGATTATGGATTTGAATATTCTGCTGATAAGACTTTAAGACCTGAAGCATACATTTCACCTATTATCAGAATTGATGATTTGGATGTAATTGAAAATATTACAGTTACTAATCCTGGAGCAGACTATTTAAGTGCTCCTGACGTAATTTTATTCAACCCAGAAAGTAAGAAAGTTGTTGATACTACTTCATTAATGGCAACTGTTCCTAATCAAGGGATATCTGAAATTAAAGTAATAGCACCAATTAAAGGTTTAGATTCTGTAAACCATAGAGTTATTACTGTTAACAACTCTAATGGTATTGGAATTGTTTCTATGACTACGGATGGCACTGTTGTCAGATGTGTAATGGAAACACCAATCAATGGATATGATGTTCCACCTTTTGCTGCTGGTGATGAAATATTTGTTGAAGGTATATTGATGGGTTGGGAATCTGGTATTGGTACTCAGACTTCTTCAACTGCTGGTATTTCTTCAGATGGAACTGGATATAATTCAGAAGATTATGATTATCAATTCTTAAAGGTTAAATCATATGATTCATCAAATCCAGATGTATTGAAATTTGATTTAGTTGGTTTAACTACAAATCCAGGAATTGCTAAAACATATCAGACTGGATATGCTAATGTAATTAATCGTAAGAATTATCCTGAATTTGAGACTGATCAATCTAGAGCAGAATTTACAGTTAGTGAGAATCTTTTAGTTAGTAGTGGGTCTCAATTCACAAAAGGTGATCTCACTGTTACTGAAACTAGAGATGATTATATTAAAATTGATGGTTTAGATCATCTTAAACTTGGTGACAGAATAGCTGGAGAATCTTCAGGTACTAGTGCTACTGTTGTTGGTATTGATAATCAGTATGCTAAATTTAATATTGATTATTCTAATAGACAGGATTATGGATGGGTTGATAATACTGGTAAGTTAAGTGAAGACTTCCAAGTAACTCCTAATAATGATTATTTCCAGAATTTATCATACTCTATTAAGAGTGAAAAAACATGGGATGATTTCGTAGATCCTGTTAATAGATTAGTTCATCCTGCTGGTCTTAAGAATTTTGCTGATACTATTATTGAAACCACATTAGCAGGTGTTGGTATTGGATCTACATTCTTTACTACACCAACATTAGTTCTTGATGTTGTTGGTGAGAGAAGAGTAGATACAATTAATGATTTTGATCTTGGTATTGATTTTGAACCAAGAGAAGTTGGAAATAGTCGTGACTCTAAATTTGTTGATTTCCAAAATGCTAAATTAACTGATTATAGTAAGTGTAAGACAAATAGAGTATTAATACATGATGATATAAGTGGAAGATTCTCAAGTAAAGGAATTCAAGATTTATTTACTGAGATTGAAGAACTTAATACAAATTTTGCCCGATATTTGGTTCAAGTTATTGATGCTGATACATTTGATATTCAATTCAGTGATTTAATTGTATTAACATCTACAGAAAATGCTTATTTGATAGAAAAATCATCAGATCATTCTAATATAAAATTGGGAGATTTCTCTGCTGATGTTGATTATTTCAAGAGAAAAACTCTACAGTTTACTCCAACAGATAAGTTCGATAAGGATCATGATATTAAACTGATTAAGACTTCATTTAATACTGATACTGTTGTAGATGGTAAAAAAGAATTTGGATCTATTGATTTAATTGGTAAAAATGTTTCTGTTGGTGCTGGTAGAACAATGTTCTCAGCAACTATTAGTGGAACTACTTTAACAACAACAGATTTTGATCTTCTTGGTCTTAAGCATATAAATGGTATTCCTACTACAGATTCTTTAGTTGGAATTGGTACTACAGTAACTGGATTAGGTTTAATAAAGGATACTCAAGGCAATGAACTTACTGAGATCGTAAGTATTGATAGTTCAACTACAGCAACAATAAAAATTAACCCTGATACCACTCCAAATGCCCCTACAGTAGCGACTTCATACACTACACCTGTAACGGGTCAATTTGGTTTTATTAACACTCCATACTTTGTTAATAATGGTGTTGGTGGAGTAATCCCAGTTCCAGTTCCTATTGGTGTTACTACATCAAGTATTATTGAGTTTTCTGATAATAATTGTAACGCATTTTATGCTAGTGTAGTTGCTAAAGATGATGTTAGTGGTGAATTAGATTACACTGAAGCAATTGTTAACGTTGATGGTAGCGATGTAACAATATCTCAACTTTATGCTGACCTAACTCAAACTTCTCTCAGTGTTATTGATACTGGAACAGTTGGTATATTAACAGCGAGATATGATTCTGGTACTATTAAATTCGATTGTATCAATGAGAGATATTCTACTTTAAAATTAAGTACATCCATTGTTGGACTAGGTTCAACTAGTGCTGGTATTGGAACCTATAGATTCAACGTTTCTGGGCAACCAGAAGGTGGAGAAAGAACCGCTAGGTATGAATCAACATATAATACAACTTCGGTTGGTACTGGCGTAACAGTAGCGATAATAAACAGAAATATTAATAGTGCTGTTAAGTCTATTATAAAAGTTAGACAGGGAGCAGAGTTTGCTATACATCAACCAGTTCTTATTCATGATCAGAATAATGACGCAATTACTGTTCAGTATCCACATATTGGAGCAGTTTCTGGTTTAGGTACTTTTGGATCAGAAACAGATTCTCAGAATGTTAACTTAGTATTCTATCCAGACGCATCTGGATTAGTTGAAGTTCAGTCATATAATGAAGTTTTCTATACATCTAATGATTTTGCTAATGAACCAGATATTTTACAGTATGGATCTGTTACTAATGATCTATTATTAACAACATATGATGGTGTTAATGGAACAAGGGGCAATAAAGTTAATTTCAATTTAACATATCAAGGCATTCCTGTATACACTAAGAAGTTTAATCCTACAGATACTTCAAGAATTATAACTGATGTAGGTGCTGGAACTACTTTTGCTATACCAAATCATTTCTTTAATACAAATGAAGAATTAACTTATACTCCAGAATCTACCTTTATTGGTGTTTCTCCAATTTCTGTTGGAATTGCTGCTACTACTGATTCTGAGGGTAATGTAGTTACTACAATGCCATCAAAAGTTTTTGTTAAGGTAGGTGGTGCTGATAAATTCCAATTATTCTCAAGAAAAGAATATATTGCTTCAGGAAATCCCATAGCAATAACCAACAATGGTTCTGGTAATGCTCATAAACTTGAGATGACCAATAAGTTAAGTAAAACTGTTATTGGACTTGATGGTATAGTTCAACAACCAATTACTTATACTTCTATAAAGCATAGTTTACCGTCAAATATTGGTATTGGAATTTCTCAATTTGCTTTGAGTGGAATTAGTTCAGTTCAACCAAGAGACGTATTGAAGATTGGTAATGAATATATGAAGGTTGAGCAAGTTGGATTTGCTACAGAAGTTGGTGCTACAATTAATTCTACTGGTGAATGGGCAGATATACCTGTAGTTAAGGTGAAGAGGGGTTCTTTAGGAATTGATGCTGTTGGACATAGTGCTGGAGATGAAGTAAGAGTTCATAGGGGTGCGTTTAATATTGTTGATAGTACAGCATGGTTCTTAGATCCACCTAAAGGTAATACTAGAACAAGAAGAAACGCTACAAATATTCCATATGTTAGAGCAGAATTTAGTGGCAGAACATTCTTGAGATCAAATTATGATACTAATATGGTATTTGATGATATTTCAGACTCATTTACAGGAATTGGTAAAACATATACTGTAACTGTTGGTGGTGCTAATACTGTTAGTGGTGTTGGTGTTGGAAATGGAATTCTATTCATTAATGGAGTATTCCAGACACCATTAACTTTGAACAACTTAGGTAATAATTATGAAATAGAAGGAAATGCTACTGCTGGTATATCAAGTGTTACATTTACTGGAATTAGTTCTGAAAACGGACAGAAGATAGAATCTGAATTTGATATTAATCAAAATCAACTTCCAAGAGGTGGTTTGATAGTTTCTATGGGATCAAGTACTGGTCTTGGATACGCTCCTCTTGTTGGTGCTAGGGTTTTAGCAAATTCAACTAATGGTGTTATTGATAGTGTTGTTAGTATTGCTTCTTCAATAGGTCCTATTGGTTCTGGTATTGAAACTGCTCATTATGATCATGTTACTGGAATAATGACAGTTACAACTAACAAGGTTCATGGATTTGCTTTAGAAAGTCCCGAAACTGTTAAGTTAGAAGATTTCAACTTTACTTGTCCAACATATACTATTGGACAACCTACTGCCAATACAACATATGATCCAGCAACGGGTGATATGGTAGTAGAAATTGCTGGTCATGGTCTTTCAAATGGAGATTCTATTAAATTAAAAGAAGAATCAATTACATTTAGTTGTGGATATAATGGTGCTACTGGTACTGCTGCTCAGAAATCATATCCTAGAAAAACTGATCCTGCATATGACAGGTATATGTACATTTCTGATGTTACTACAGATACTTTCAAAGTTAATGTACTGTTTGGAGTAACACCTACAAATACAGACGCACATACATTTGTAAGTGCTACTGCGGATTCTGTTCAATCTCTAAACTATGTTGGAGTTACTACATCGGTATTCCAAGATCATGAAAGACCATTACAATTGGTTGGAGTAACTTCAGAAAGAAGTTTCCAAGTTAATGTTGGTATTAATAGTATTCCTCATACTTA